GGCGGCAGCAACCACGCCGGATAGCCACTTGATGGCCGCGCCAAACCAGCCCAGCATCCGCGCGCCAGACTTGACCGTGACCATGATGTCGCGCAGCTCGCGGGTGATGATGGTGTTCTCTCGCAGCTCGCGCTCCATCCGCTCTATTTTTTCCTGCATCTCTGCCCGCCACGGGTCATCCGCGCGGCGTTCGGGTAATTGACTCATTTCGGCCCTCAGGTTTTGCAGATAAACACTGCGTTTTTATTGATATCCAGACACGCATCAAGCAACGACTGCGGGCTCATGCGCGTGGCGCTGCGCATCCCCAACGCCTTAGCGCAGGCCTCGCTACAAAACACGCCGCGATGGTCGCGTTGCATGCCGAGCAGTTGCCCGGTCAGCAGGTCGAGCCAGCCGTAGCGGTCGCGCTCGTGGGCAATAAACCAGCCGGTCACGGCTGCGTCGTCCGCCCATGGCAGGCCAATCACGTCCCACTTGTCGGACGGCAGCGCCATGGTTTTGCCTCGCACGCCGCCGTCACGGATGCTACTGCTGTAGCAGGTGCCGTTGATGACCAGCTCGCAGTGGCTGTATGGGCTGCCGGTCCACCAGCAGATCAGTCGGTTGATCCAGTTGCCGCGGGCTTTATAGAGGGCGAGCTGGACGATCATGGATTACCACCGAACACCGCAGGCCATGTCTGGCTGGCGAGAACGAAATTAACCGGATCAGCCTCCATCGCTGCCTTGATCTGCTCAGCACGGGCGAACAGCGCAGCGTCACTTGCCGCCGCTGCGGCAAACACCTGCCCCGCTAATGCCTGGGTCATGGTCACAAACGAGCCATCCATTGTTTTCCACTGCAGGTCTGCCGGGATGTTACTGCCCATCATCACCAGACCCATTTGCTGGGTGCGCGAGAAGGTGTCCGAATGAAACCACTTCCCGGCAACTTGGTATCCACTCTGCTGTGTGCGGCGGTCGCGCTCCTGCTTGATGGCATCCCAGTGCCGGGCTTTAAGCTCGGCCGTGTCAACGGGTGGCGGGGTAAAAGCCTGGCCGTCATACAGCCACCCAATACCAACCTCGGTACCCGACACGTCTACCGCGTCGTCGTGCCCCGTCAACAACCTGGCATCCTCAATGTTTGCGACGATTACATTTGCAACCACCCCGTTTTTGATTAATGCAATTTGCCCCATTTCAGTCACCATATAATGATTACGATGCCCGCGCCGCCATTGCGCTGAGTGTAGCTACTGGCGGTCGAAGCGCCGCCGTGCCCGTCCTGCGGGAGTGTTGTTACGTTAGAGTTAGTCTCTGTAGGCACGTGCAGCCATGTACCCCCAGTACACCCGCTTGAGCTACCAATGGATCGCCCGCCCGGCACCAGGACGCAGCCGCTTGGTGTTGTACCGCCCGTCGCGGGCGGTCCGGTAAGCGCATTCGGCCCGCCTTTCGCGACCAGCAGTGTCCCAATGGCCGTATCACCACCGGATGTGGGTGATGCGCCACCTATGCCACCTGCGCCAATCGTCACGGACTGCGCCGAGCTGATCGTCATGATGCCCATGACGGTTTCGCCGCCCCAGCCGCTGTAGCCGGCGTAGTCACTCCCACCTCCGCCTCCGCCGATGGCAATCACAAAATAGTTATTACGCCGGGGGTCAGGCGTAAACGTGCCCGTGCCGGTGAAAATCTGTATGCTCGAAAACGGCAGACCAACCCACTCCGTGCCGTCTCCAGCCGGGTTGACCCCCATGAGTTTGCCCGCGTCGCCAGCCGAATAAGCGGGTAGGCCGGCGCCGTCGGCGCCGGTCGCGCCGCGAGCGCCGGATAGTATGATGGCCCAGTCGGAAAAAGTGCCGGCACCATTGGTCACTGTCACATCAACGATCAATGCCCCACTACCACTGTTGTAGCTGACGATCTGACCGAACATCCACGCGTTGACGTCGGCGGCGCGAACAACCATTACCCATTGTCCCGCCGAAAACTGTTTACCTGTCTGCGTAGTCAGCGATTTGCTGCCCGTGCCGATGGAGGTGGCCGTGATGGACGTGCCGTTCAGCGATGCCGCGTAGTTCTGCGCTGCCGTAGCACTGTCCGCGGCCGCGCTGGCCGATCCGGCGGCCGCTGTGACGGATGCGCCGATTGCCGCCGCCTCGGTCATGGTGTCGGACAGCATGGGCAGCAGCCAGTCGCGGTAGCCGAACCCCCGCATATCGCGGCTCTGGCTACCGTCGTCGCTGTAAGCGTTGCCGTTGATTGTGACTGCGGTCATTAAATCAGCTCCTCGATGACAAGGCCGATTGACCTTGCGTTGACATAGGGGTATTCGATGGCGGACATTTCGCGCAGTCGCCCGACGAACCCGTAGCGCTGGCAGTCCTGCCAGTTGCTGGTGTTTGGCAGATACAGCACCTCGCCTGCCGTGCCGAGCCGCCGCAGCATTTCGTGTACGATGGGCGCTTCGTCTGCCTGCCTGATATAGCCCAGCTCAAATTTTGCCCAACGCCTGCGGCGTCCAATGTCCGCAACCAATGCGCCAGATAGCGTGTAATCCAGACGACTCAGATCTTCCCAGCCCTCAGATAGCCCGTACATCGCACCAAGCGCCGGCACAAATCCGCTGCCCACGAAGATCCGGCCCATCTGTATGTAGCCATCAGGGTTGGCCGCGTCGCTGATCTCGATCCGTACGTACCGGGCGCTGTACCAAGTGGGGAGGAGCATTGGCGCAATATACGGATGCCGGATGTAGTCATCGTCCACCATCCCGTCCCACCAGTTGTTGCCGCCCCACTCCAGTTGCCCGGAATCGAAACTCAACGACCACGCCGATTGATAGCTGCCGCTGTAGATGTCGCTTGCGCCGGCTGACGACCCGAGCTTTACGCGCCAGCTGCCAGCCTGGCTCAGGTTGTGGTTTTGCAGCGCCAGAGCCCGCAGGCTGCGGGCCTGCCCAAGATCAAGATCAATCACAGTGCTCCCCGTGGACGCATTGACGCTCCGGCAGACCTTGCTCAGCGCCCGCTCTTTCAGGTTTGCGAGCGGCAGACCGGACAGCCACGCGCCGCCCGACAGCGCCGCCTCATCGATTCGATTGGGCCAGCCTAGGAATAGATTGCTCATGTCAGCCCCATAGCGTGAGCTCGGCCACGCCGCGCCGGTAGTCTGTGCGGATGCCGATAATCAAGAACGATTTGCCGCTGGCATAGCTGTAGCGCGGCAGTGTGATAGACAGGGTTTTCCCGATGTCCACGGCGGTCATTAGCCCCTGCGTCAGCTTCGCGACCACCTCAAGGATTTCACGCCCAGGCGCATATTGCGCCAGCACCGCGCTTGCGTTGTTGCCCGACCCGGAAGGGTCTGAAAACAGCGTTTCGGTTGCCAGTTCCTTGGCGTCAAGGTGCTTGACCTTTACGGCGGTATTGCTCGACTCGGCCTTGCTGTATTGCTGTCCGTAGGCCGCCTGATTGGCGGCTGACACGCCGGCCGCAAACGAGGTTTGCACTGTGCGGTTCCGTGTATGGCTGCTGGTGACGCGCCAGACCGGTATCCCCGCCGTGTCGTCGTTGAGCGGTTTTCTGGAAATCGAAACCAAATCGTGGATCGTGAGCGTTGCCACCGGCGTGCCGATGGCGATTGGCCCCATTCGCAACTGGTCTAGTCGGTCAAAGCCGAACCACACACACGCCGAGTTAGCCACCGCGGCCATTTGATCCAGCACGGTTTTTGACTCGTCCTTTTCCCAGACGGCTAGCGCGGAAGAGGTCAGCCCGGACACATCGCTGCTGTTGATATCGCTCGCGCTGATGCCCGCGCAGACCGCCAGATTTTTGAGCATGGCGCCCGCGCCATAGTTGCCTTCCGGCGTGGTGGCGTAGGCGTCCACTGTCACCTCACCTTCCGGCGCAGAGCCCAACTTGATGTAGCCGCCAGCGGGCCAGAAGACAAACGTACCGGCGGCCGGCGAAGCTGCCAACAGCCCGGCCTGATCCGCGACCGGGCCGGCATTGGTGAGCAACGCCCCCTTGTCGCGCACCCGGCCATTGGTTGACATGTTGATCTCGCCGTCGTTGACCTGATAAATCAGGGCGCTACCATCAACCAACACTGGCGATATGTTGTACAGATAGCCAAAGCCCTTGGGCCTGCGCGTGCCCGCCAGCGCGCTTGGCCCTTCCAGGCCCCCTGTGCCGGCGAAGCTGTTTCTGCAAAGCGGTTTTTTCAGCAGCTCCAGACGATCTCGCAGCCGTATCTTGATCTCGGCCCAGTCGAATAGCGCGGTGCTCATGGTGGCCGTGAGCACGGTGGCAAACCCGGATGGGTACGCGGATTTAGCCGGCCCGACGCGCACGATGAATTTTCGCCCGTCGAATCCGTAGTTTGCCCATGCATCCAGAGCGCCGTCCGCATTCGCGAACACCGCTTCGCCGTAGGCCGATTCAACGACGCCGCCGATGGCCCCTCGCGTGAACAGGTCGCGCCGGAAGTTGGCGACCTGAGTTACCCGTGGCATGACGTGCGTGTTTGCTGGCGTGTCCCCCGGTCTGGTTGTCCATCCCTCTCCGTCGGTGAGCAACAGCGTTGCCGTTGTCCCCGCGTCGTCAATGGCTGCGGCGATTTCGATCACATAGACAATTTCGCTCATGCCGCCCCCGCCAATGCGCCGTTAGCCTCGATGGCCGCCAACTGCGCTTTAACCGCCTTCAGCTCGTCGGTCATTTGCTGATACGCCGTGCCTGCCTGCCTGATCTGCGCTTCCTGGTTGCTGGCGATGGTCGTCAGTGCGTCGATCTGCTTCTGCAGTGCGACGGTTTGCGCGTCGATGGATTTGCTTAAGTAGTCGTCGCCGTTGCGCAATGCCAACTGCACAGCCTGCAGCGCGGCAACGTCGTTTTTACTGTTGTCCACGACAGCCGCCATGACCTCTGGCAGTTTTGCCAGCGTGTCAAGTTGCGCCTGCGCTGCCGTCAACGCACTATCAGAGGGCGCTGCAAAACCCTTGAGCGAGCCTGTGACTTTTTCGTAGATCGCAGCATAGTCGGTGCTGCTGGCAAAATAACGCCGCGCCTCGTCCAGATAGGTTCGCGCATTGCCGGTCAACTGGCCTTGCGCCTGTGTGTCGCCGATCTGTGCTGCCGCCAACGTCTGCTCAAACAGCGATTTGGCCGACGCCAGTTGGTCTGCGTAGCTGAGCGGAGACAGATCGCCGATGGACAGATTGTCGGTAAAGTCCGCAATCTGCCCAGCCAGATCGCGCATGCGCTGCATGCCGTCGATCTGCGTGCGCAGTGTCTCGATTTGATCCTGCCGCGCCTGCTTGGCCAGATCGGCCACCTTGCCGGCCGCCGAATTGGCCTCGTCAGATTCCAGGCCCAGCCTGCGCAACACCACCGCACGGATTTTGGCGGCCTGCTGCCCCTTGTCGGCGGCCGCAGACATGCCAGCCCACAGATCGGCCTCGGCCTTTTTAAGCTGATCGATCTGCTGCGGCCGGGCCATGCCCTTGAGCATGGCCTCGAAGACGTCGTCGTTGATCTGACTGATCGCGCCGCGTATCTGGTCGCGGTAGCCCACTGTCTGGCCCAGCTTCTGCAGATCGGTCAGTTGCGCCGTGTTAAACAGGTTCGCCAACCCATCGCTCAGGCCCGACAGCTGTTGCTGCGTGGCCGCCAGATCGTCGGCCACGGTGCGCGCAGCCGGAGAGAGGCTGCCGAACCGCTCAACCAGCGACTGCATGTCGTATTCGATCTTCGACGCCTGACCGGTCAACGTGGCTTTGGCCGCTGCGGCTGCCGTGGTCTGCACGTAGGCAAAGGCGCCGCTTATCTTGTTAAGCGCGGCGATAAGCGACTGCCCTGCCTCGGTGGCCGGATCGATGGATTGCGCCAGCGACAGGAATGCACCGGCGCTATCAGGAACGGCCTTGCCAATGCTGGCGAAGGTGTCGCTGACGATCTTGCGAGCGGCGTCCAGCTTCTGCGCATCGCTGGCGAAGGTGTCGAAGATCGATGCCTGCCCCTGTTGCGCGGTGGTGGTGGCGGCTGCCAGCTTGTCGGCTGCCGCCTGCATGCTGGTGGCGGTGGCGTCTGCCCCGTCGGCAACGGTGTCGAACTCGTCCTGCAGATCAAGCAGGCTGTTCCACAGCTTGCGGCCAGCCTCGCTGCTCAAATCCTGCGACTCGACCAGCGAGCGGAATGCTTCGCGGGTGGCGGGGATGCTCTGGCCAAGCTCGGCAAAGCCTTCTGTCAGCACCTTCTGCGCCTGTTTGCCGGCCAGTTGCAACTGCTCTTCTGGCGAGTAGAAATTGGCGTAAAACGACTGGGTTTTGCTGGCCAGCGCATCCAGCCCGCCGGCCAGATCGATCAGATGCTCACGCGCCGCAATCGAGGCCAGGCCGACGCCGCCGAACGCTTCGGCCGCGCTCTTGCCCATGGCGAGCAGGATGGCGTCGGTGGCGGCGACTTCCTGGCCGAGTCGGGTAAACGTCTGGGTTGCCGTTTCGCCAAACAACGACAAGTCCGCCAAGCCGGGCACCAGCGACTTGACCAATTCATCGCTGACCTTCGCCATTTCTCCGGCAATTTTTTCCCCGGCCTTTTCCCACGACCCGTTTTCCGACAGCTGCAAGCTGAACTGGTGCGAGAAGCCCTCTACGGCGCGTACGGTTTCTACGTCGAGCGTTTTGCCAATAGCCTGCAGCTGGCTGACTGTCTGGCGCATGAGACTGTCCAGATAGCTGTCGATATCCGAATCAAGCTCAAATGTATCGGTCCAGCGCTTGTCGCTGCGAAACGTGCCGCCGCGTTGGCTGAATTGCTGCCAGCGATCGCCGGTAAACCCGGAGGTGTCGAACACCCCCTGAATACCGCCGGCGTCGGTACTGATGTTGCGGTTGTGTCCGAACAGACGCGACCCGGCCTGATGGGCCATGTACAGGTACGGGTTGGACGCATACGCCCCGCCAGCGCTGCGGTTGTTGTCCATCCCCCAGCCGGCCTTGGCCATTTCGGCCATCAGGTATGTGCCGATCAGTGCGGCGGTTGCGGGCGCAGCCACGGCAGACAATGTGCTACCGGAGCCGGTCAGCGCCGCCCCGCCAGCGGTATACCCATAAGCCCCGGCCGCAGTCGGTGGGCCCATGGTGTAGCCAGCCGGTACGACCGTGGACAGCCCGAGGTACTGGCCCATGCCGCTGGTAGCGAATGCAGTCGCCGCGTTGGCGATGCCGCCGTTGACGGCGCCATACGCCGACTGCACACCGGAGATAACGCCAAACCCATTGCTGACTGACAGCGGCTGGCCATCGGCGCCCGGTACCGCTGGCGCGCCAGCACCGGAGAACGAGCCGACGACGTTCAACACCAGTGGCTTGAGCGTCATCTTGTAGATTTCGTCTGCCACCGCACTCTTGAACGTGGTCGCTAGCGAGTCGGTGAAGCTCTCCCAGTCTGCTTCGCCCTGCTTGAGCATGTCGGTAAACGCATCGTGGAAGGTGCCGTCGATGGTATCGACGGTTTTCTGCCACTCGCGGGCCGCGTCTTCGGCGGCTTTTTTGTGGGCATCGGCAGCTGCCTTGGCGGCATCGATGCCGGCCTGCTTGATCTCGCCATTCTGCGTTTCGGCAATCAGCTGCTTTTGCGCGGCGATGCGGCGTTTTAGCGATTCGGTGACATCGTCGTTCAGGTCGAGCGATTCGCGCCACGCCAGCTGCTGCTCCATGTCGGCCAGCGTCAGTTCTTCGGTGGCGGTGGCGCTCAGGCCCATCACGCGGGTGGCTTGCACCTGGGCTTCTATTTTGCCCCAGATGGCCTGTTCTTCTTCGGCCAGCGCTTGGCCGTGGCGCTTGGTCCAGGCGACGCGGGCTGCCTCGTCTGCATCGTCCAGCTTGCGCACGGCGGCCAGCCGCTGCTGTGCATCGATCTGCGCGGCCACTGCCTGCAGCTCTGCCTTCTGTAGCGTGCCGATTTTTGCGTATTTTTTGTCTTGCAGGTCGAGGTTGAGCTTTTCGACTGCGCTGAGCTTTTCGGTTGTGGCGAGCTGGCGGCGCAGGCCGTCGAGCAAGCTCTGATACGGGTCGGGGCCGCTCTTGCCTTTGTCAGCGTCGCCCTTGAGCGACGACCGCAGACTGGCAAAGGCCGCAGCTGTTTTTGCCGCCGTTTTGCCTTGCTCTGCAAGCGCAACGCCAGCGGTGGCAGCGGCGCTTCCAGCCTCTGATTGTGCGGCGGCGGTGTTTGCCAGCTGGGTGTTCAAGCGCCCGAGCGCCGACTCGTTATTTGCGAATGCCGTATGAACGCCATCCGCGTACTCGTGCGCGGCGTTGGTGGTGTTGCGGATTTTGTCGCCCGCTTCTTGCCACCAGCGGGCGCTGCTGCTGCCAATCATCTCCAGCGCGTTGCCGTAGGCAAGCATCAGGTTGCCGAGCGGCTTGTAGAGTATGTCGACAATATCTGCGCCGACCTTGACGAACGCGGCGCCGATGATGGTGATGCCGTCCTCGATGCCGGCCAGGATGATGCGCACCGATTCCAGCACTGTTTTCAGGAGGCCGGACTTGGTGCTGACCTCTGCGGCAAAGCCGACTACGCTGGCCATGCTTTCGGCCATGCGCCAGACATCAGACACCACGCCGCCGACCACCTGGCCGGTTTCGGCGAGGCCCTCGCGGTTGTTTTCGATCCACGAGCCGACCGCCTGAAACGCCTCGATCATTTCCTGCTTGATCGGGCCGATCAGTTGCCCGGCGTCGCCAATCAACCCGGCCAGCCCGCCGTTGATGCCGCCGGCCTGGTTGATTTCGTCTACCGCCTTGGCGATGTCGTTTTTCAGGCGGGTCATCGCCTGCCCGACGGTGTCGGGCATCTGTGCGGCTTCGGCGTTGAGCTTGTCGAGCGAGTTGAGCAAGGCGTTGCCGACCACGTCCGCAGTCAGCTTGCCTTCGGATGCCATCTCTTTCAGGTTTTCGGCGGCGATGCCGGAGCCTTCGGAGAGGGCTTTCATAAAACGCGGCGCGGCTTCGGCCAGCGATTTGAATTCGTCGCCCTGCAGTTTTCCGCTACCCATGGCCTGGCCGAACTGCTGGATGGCGGCGGCAGACTCTTGTGCGCTGGCGCCGCTGATTTTCAGCGACTTCGATAGCGACTCGATAATGCCAATCGCTTCTTTTGAGCCGCCGCCCAGCCGCTTGACCGGGTCGGACAGGCGCGAGAACGCGCCGGCAACCTCTTCGAGGCTCACCGAGTTGCGCTGCGCCAGTGCAAACAGGTCGGCCTGCACTTGCGCGAATTCGGCTGCGCCACTGGTGGCGAGCTTGACGCGCGATTGCAGCAGCGCCATCGAGTCGGCCATGTCGATAAACTGTTTCGACAGCGCCAGGCCGGCGCCTACGGTGACGACGCCGGCCAGGGCGTTGCGGATGGTATCCATGCGCTGCGCCACGGCAGACGAGGCTTTTTCGAGCGCTTCGATACGGCCGGCGACGCGGTCGACTCCCTCGCTGGCTTTGTCTTGCGCCGTGAGTACGATTTTTACGTCATTCGCCATCGGTGTCTCGGTCGCGCAGGGCGCAGAGTTGGTCTAACAGGGTTTCGATGTCGCTAAAGCCGACGATGTCGGCGATGATCGGCAAGGCAGACCAGTCGATTTGCCCGCCCATCAGATTCCAGGCCCTCACCACGGGCCGTATTTCAACCGGGCATGGTGGCGGCTCGAAGGGCAGGTTTTGCGCTTCGAGCCAGTCCGTCAGTTTTTTTTCGCGTCGGCCCGCTTCTGCTGGTGCGCGGCATACGCACCGGTGATGCCGTTGATGAGCGCGGCGAACAGATCCGGCTCGTCTGACACCCACTCCACCAGCGCCTCCGGGTCAAATGCCAGCGGATGCGGATCACCGCCCGGAACCAGATCGATTTCGGTGACGTTTTCCCAGCCGGACACAAAACGCAGCAGGCCGCGCGGGGTGATGCCTTCGCGCAGCTCCATCATGTCCAGGTCGGTTGGGCGCTGAGCGATAAACACAAACGCCTTACCTTCTGGCTTGATGCGGGTTTCGCGTGATTTGCGGATTTTTTCAGCGAGTTTGCTCATGGTTTATCAGCTCGCGTAGTAAGTTGGCGAACCAAACATTGTTACAGTGGTCTGGGTGGTGACCTTGTCCTGCGCCGAGCCGCCCGGCAGCAGCGATGCGCCAACGTAGCCGTTGAACAACATGACCTGGCCGCCCGCGCCGAAGGTGAACTTGAAGCAGCGCTGCGCCTGGGCGTCGGAGGCGGTTTTCATCGCTTTCAGGCCGGCGTCCGACACATCCCAGATGTTTTCGAACGAGTAGGTTGCCGGGTTGGCCAGGCCGGGGATCTGCGTTTTCGCGTTGCCGTGAATGGTGGTGGTGTCGATAAAATCGAAATCACCGCCGGAGCCGTTGACGGTAGTGGCGGTGGTGATGCTGGTGCCGAATGTAATCAGCTGCGCCGTGCCAGAGCTGAACGCGTCGTAGCCACTGGTGTCTTCGCCTTCCAGCACAAAGTTGTTAGTGGTGCTGGACGCCACGCGGAAGATGCGGCCATCCACCTGGCGCATGCCCTGGGCGCTGATCAATACCAGATCGCCGTTGACGTAGCCGTGGGCGGTGCTGGTGACCGTGGCGGTGGCGCCAATGGTGATGGCGGTGAGGGTTTTGTCAGCGGCCAGCGCCGACTGCATTGCGATTGCTACGTTGGACCATTTGCGAACGGTTGCCATGGATTTGCTCTCCGGGTAAAACCGGGGAGGCAAATCAACTGGCGGGGCCGTTATCGGCGCGGCGAGTCAGCGTGCCCGGATGGGTGTTTCGTCAGGAATGCCGCGCGGCTTGTGCGGGGCGGCGATCCGGTTGTTTATTTGGCGGTGTGGCCCGCCAGCCATTTTTCCCATGCCGCAATTGCCATTTTGGCTGCGCGGATCAGGGTTTCGTGCAGGGTTTTGCTGGTTTCGCTCATACTCGCCTCACAGCAACACATCCGGCGCATCGGCCGCGATGTGGTATTTCATCCGATACGTCAGCGTGATCAGGCCGCACGGCTTTTCCAGCGTGTCGTCTTCGTCTACCTGCAGGGCGATGTGCTCCGTGTCTGGCAGCTGCTGGGCCATGGCGCGTTGCACTTCGAGCGCGATCTGGTCGAGCACGTCTTCCAGATTGCTGCCGGCTTTGACCACGCCGCGCAGGTGCAACATCAGCGCGTGCTCTTCGAGCCGGGGCGCGTGGAGCGTAACGGCTTCGATTTCTTCGTTGCCGCAATACACCAGCAGGCCGGGGCCGCCGATGCGGTCCGGATCAAGTGGCAGGCTGCGGCCGGGATACACTCGATTGCCGGTGGTGGGCAGGCCCGCCAGTGCGGCAATCACCTGGGCGCGGATTTGCGTGCGGACGTGCGCCACGTTACAGCTCCTGCAGGCTGAGCGTGAGCCAGCCTGTGCCATCCGGCACGATGCGCGAGACGCGGCCGCTGAACAGCACTACGGCGGTATCGGTGCTGATTTCGATGGCGTCGTCTTCGAGCACGGAGCCGGCCAGTGATTCGGGGCACTGGAACTGCGGCTGCAGCCCCTGTGCATACGCCAGCACATCCGCCGCGCGCTGGTCGAAAAACCCGGCAATCGCGCCGCCGCCGTTGATGCGGGCCTGCGCGTTGGCAAGCCGGCTGAGGGCTGCGCTGTTGACTCGGGCTTCGAGCGCGGTGAATGGCGTGGCCATGATCAGCCGTTGAGCTTGATGTTGACGCTGGTGACGCCGTTGCCGGCTGCGGCAAAGGCATATCCGGCGTAAACGTTACTGCCCTCGGTAGTGGTCAGGCGGCTGTTGCCGTTATCCCAATACAGGGCGTCGCCTTGGGCAACCACGTCGGTGGTCAGCTTGGTGACGGTGTACACGCCGCTGACCGCCACCGGGCCGGTGGCGCCGTTGGCGATGTCTGCCACGCATACGCCGAGCTTGGTGCCGATGAGCACCGGCTGGCCGCTGGTTTTGGCGCCGCTGGCAACGTGGTCGATCACTTCGCCGGGCTGCACAAATTTTGTAGTCATGATGTTGTCCTTGTCGCTTGGCCTGCCACCCGCTCAGCGGGCGGCGTGCTCAGTCAATCGGGTTAAACCGGGTTTTTCGCCAGTGCGCGGTAGTCCAGGGCCTTTACGCCGGCATCGAGGCGCACTTTGAATTCGACGCCGTCGACGTTCCAGCCTTTTTCCTGCTCCAGCGTCGGGGTGTCGACGCCGTCCAGGTAGGCCACTTCGATGGTGTCGAAAATCGACGGGTTGCCGGCGCCGAACCAGTTGGTGGCGCTCACCAGATCGAGGCGGGCGTCGCTGATGACTTCGAAGGTGCCGCGCACAGTGTTCGGCACGGTGTTGTTGCGGTTAGATGCGCCGACCTCGAATTCGGATTCGCGTACCACCCTGGCTGCGCCTTCCAGCGCCACCGGCACAATCAGGTAGCCCAGGCGGATGTTGAGCGCGTTGGTGTTGGTATCTGCCTGCTTGGCCATAGCCGCGCGCATGGCGCCCACGCTGGTGGTGCTGATGGCTGCGCCGGTCAGCAGGTTGTTGTGGTTGGCGTGGAACAATGCCACGCCGTCTGACATGGTCGGGTTGCCGGTCAGTACGGCATACACCAGGTTGCCCACGGTGCGAATGGCTGCGCGGCCCATGCGCATCGGGACTTTGGTGAAGGCGTCCAGATCGTCGTTGATGATGGCTTGACGGGTGATGCTGAACATTTTGCCGTAAGTGGCCAACTGGATGGTTTCGCCACGGTCGCCCACGGTGCCGTAGCTGTATTCTGCGCCTTCTGCCACCTGCGCCAGCGCCGGGAAGGCGCCGATATCGACGCGCTTGGCCGGTTTGAAGTCGGTGAGCGTGCCTTTGGCTGTCCAGAGCTGGAACGATTCGTCGGCCTCTTCGTAGCCCTTGAGCATCGATTTGTTGGCGACGTTGGCCAGCAGGTTGGTGAAATCGCTGGTGGAGTGCGTAAACGCTGCGGCCACCAGGCTCATTTTGTCCAGGTGGCCGGTTTTGGTGCCGGCCTTTTCCAGCGAGGCGCGGGCCATTTCGGTGAGGCTGTAGCCGCGATACGGGTTGGCGGTGTCTTGCTTTTCCAGCCCGGCACGGGCCATGATGGCCTTGCTGATGCCGGCGCGGGCTTTGTCGCGCTCGTCTTCCACTACCATCACGCTGGCGACCGGCGCGGCGCCTTTGGCCAGGTGTGCCAGCAGTTTTTCGCCGGCGGCCTGCACGGTGCAGGTGATATCGGACTCGCACTGGTCGGCCAGTGCGCTCACGCCAGCAACGCCGGCGAATTTGGCGAAAGCGGCTTTAATGCCGCTGCGGCGGTCGGATTCGGCTTTGATGCCGGCCTGCAGTGCGGCCTGTGCATCCATGTCGGTCGGTTGGTTAGCCGCCGGGGTCGGGTTTGGCATGGTGTGCTCCTGTTGTGGGTTGCCGGCGGCAGCCGGCGCGGGTGAAACGGGCTTTTCGATGCCCAGGCGCGCAGCCACGTCGGCCGGCGGCGCAAAGCGCTGCAAGCCGGCATAGCGCGCGCTGGCGGCAATCGGCAGGGCGGCGGTGGTGGCATCGATAAATTTGTTGGCCAGCGCCTGTTCGGCGGTGTACCAGTGGTCGGCGCCGTCAGTCAGCAGCGCCAGCATCTCGTCTACCGGCTTGCCGGTTTTGTTGGCGTAACTAGTGGCCATGGCTTGCGCCCAGACGTCGAGCATGTCGGCGGTGCGGCGCAGGTCGGCGCTGTTGCCATCGGCGTAAGTCCAGGGGGCATGAATCATCAGCGTGGCGTTTTCGGCCATTTCCACCGAATCCCCGGCCATGGCAATCAAGCTGGCAATGCTGGCGGCAATGCCGTCGATGCAGGTGGTGACTTTGGCCGGGTGGCGCTTGATGGCGTTGTAAATGGCGATGCCGTCTGAGACTGAGCCGCCGTAGCTGTTGATGCGCAGGGTGATGGTGTCGACATCCAGTGCGGCGATGTCGCGCACGAAATCCACCGCCGCCACCGACTCGCCCCACCACGATTCGCCGATGTCGCTGTAGATAAACAGCTCGGCGCTGCGGCTGGCGCTGGCACGAACGATGTAGGGTGACGGGGCTGGCATGCGCGGCTCTCCTGAGTGATGGCGCTCAGTTTGGCCGGGCAGGTGTCTAGTTGTTTAGGGAGAGGGCTAGACTATTTTCAGGGGCGGTGGAGCGTATGGACGGGGCGGGCTGGGCCAGCCCCCCGCCAAGTTTATTCAGCATTCTGCTCTCCATTTGCCGGCGCCTGGCCGGCGGCTTGTTTGTCGTTTGCTGCGTCGCTGCTGAACGTCAGCCCTTTTTCGTTGACCTTTTGCCGCCAGGCTGCGATTTGTTCGAGGATGTCGCGCGGGTTGCCGCCCCGGCGGCGGATGATTTCGACTTCGCTGGCGAAGCCGGCCTGCACCAGTTCCAGGTTGGCTTTGGCCTCTTTCAGCGGGTCGATCCACGGCATGCTCTGGCCGATGAACAGGGCGTCGTCTGCGCTGTTGGCCACTACGTCTGCCGGGGTGGACACCACGCCGGAGAGGTGGGCGATGGCGACGAATTGTTCCCACACCGGTTGTACGGCCATGCCGACGAATTCGTCGGTGAGTACGGCGTAGTGCACCCATTGTTCGACCAGCTCTTGACGCTGGCTGCTGTAAGTGCCGTCGTAGTCGCGGCTGATGCTGCTGTAGCTGGCGCCGATGCCGGCGGCTGCGGCGCGCAGCTGGCCTTGGCGGAAAATCGCCACGTTCGGGTTCGGGCGCTTGGTGTCGATGAGGCCGATTTCTTCACCGACGCCGAGGCCGTCGATAATCATGCCGGGCTGGATGCGGATGTCGCGCGGGATGGGGTTGCCTTCGTCGTCCAGCTGGGCGGTGTAGTCTTCCGGGCTGCCGCGCTTGACGTAGGCGGTGAGCGCGGCGGCGATTTTGGCGGCGATGCGCTCGCTTTCTTCGTAATCCTTGATGTCGTCCAGCCGGGTGAGCACGCTGGCGAATTCGGAGACGCCGCGCTGCTGGCCGATGCGGTCGATGGCGGCGATGTGCAGCATGCGCTCTGCGCTGATGCGGCGCAGGTTGGCGGATTGCGAGATCAGGCCGGCATCGAGCGGGTTTTGTTTGTAAACCCAGAAGCCCACCGGGCGGCCCCAGCCATTGCGCTCGATGCCCTGGCGGATTTTGTCGCCGTCGTCGTAATCCAGCGGCACCATGTCGGCTTCGAACAGTTCCAGCGAATACGGTACGCGGGTGCCGTGGTCGAGCTTGGGCACCGGGCCGATCAGTTGCTGGGCGAAACATTCGCCATCGCGCAGCCAGGCGCGGGCGAGCATGCGCTGGGCTTTGGCCCAGGTGTGGCGGTGGGTGACTTCGGGGGTTTTGCACCAGTCGCGCCAGGCTTCGCGCAGGGCTTTGGCGTAGTCTTCGTGGATGGTGCCATCGGCGCGGCGCGGCTGGGGTTCGATGCCGATGCCGTTGGGGCCGATGATGTTGTTGACCAGGGTGCGCAGCGCGCCGCGGGCAAGGTCGTGGTTGCGTTCCAGATAGCGCGCCTGGGCGCGCAGGGGGCCGGCGCCGGCCTGCACCAGTTGGTCTGGCGAGTGGCTATCGCGGCGGGTTTTGCGCTGTTTGCCGGGCTTGGCGGCTTCGTAATGCGCAAGGGCGTTGCGCATTTGGGCGCGGCGCACGCCGGCATGCGGGGCAAAATAGGCAACAATGCGGTCGACGAGATTCATGGGTCAATCCATCCGCGCGACGCTGAAGCCGATGCCGCCGATGCGCGGGGCGTTGGCGCCGGCGGCTTCGCTGGCTGCTTTGCGCTCCCACTCTTGCCGGCCTTTGCGGATTTCGGCCAGGTCTTCCATGCCCAGCATGCGTTCGCCGAATTTGATGGTTTTGCCATCCAGCACCGCTTGTTCTGCGGCGAGGTATTTGGCGTGCATATCTGTGGCGGTGGACATGGTTGGCAGACTCCGAGGGTTTATCGGAGTGTGCCGGGGCGGGTGTCTAGTTGTTCAGGGGTCGGGCTAGACTATTTTGGCCGGCGTTTTTTCGCTGACGATCTGGTATAGCCGGGGTTTGCTGATGCCGTATTTATCGCACAGCTGCTTGCGGTTGCGGCCGTTGAATTCGGCGCGGATGGCGGCGTTGCGGTCTGCCATCTGGCGGGGGTTCCGGTTGCAGGTGGGCACATACAGCACATCGCCGCCGCGCCTGGCGGCCAGGCCGTTGACGATGGCTTCGGCAATCGGTACGGCGAATTGCTC